CACATGGACGACCTCTGCAAGCGCCTGGACCAGCCCAAGGCCAAGACCGGCATCCTGCTGCCCGACGGGCAGGTGGTGTGACCGCACCCAAGAAGCCGGCAGCCAAGAAAGCGAAGGCCAAAGGCAAGCCGACAGAAAGTGAGCGAGCGCTCACAGACAAGCAGCGTAGGTTCGTCGATGAGTACCTGATCGACCTCAACGCCAGCCAAGCCGCAGTGCGCGCCGGGTACAAGGGAGACCCCAACACGGTCGGGCCGAGGCTGTTGGCGTATGTTGGCGTGCGCTCACTTGTGGATCAGCGGATCCAAGACAGGGCGAAACGCACCGAAATCACCCAAGACCGGGTGCTTCAGGAGCTTGCCCGTCTGGCCTTCTCGGACCTGCGCAAAGCCTACAACGAGGACGGCACGCTCAAGAAACCGCACGAGTTGGACGACGACACGGCGGCAGCGATGGCGGGGCTGGAGACCACGGCCTCGATGATCGGCGACACCGAGGATCCGGTGACGCTGGCCACCCGGAAGGTCAAGACCTGGGACAAGAAGGGCGCGCTGGAGTTGTGCATGCGCCACCTGGGCATGCTCAACGACAAGATCAAGGTGGACGCGAACGTGACCGGCGGCGTGACCTACACCGCCAACATCCCCAAGCGCGGTGCCTGATGTCGTCTACAACCCGAGCCCCACGCTCGCCCGCTTCCACACCAGCCAAGCGCTGGTCCGAGGCGTGCGCGGCCCGATCGGGTCCGGCAAGAGCGTAGGGTGCTGCTGGGAGATATGGTCCAGGGCCTGCGAGCAGCGCCGCAGTCCTGACGGCATCCGCCGCAGCCGGTGGCTGGTGACGCGGAACACCTACGGCGAGCTGACCTCAACCACGCTCAAGACCTGGCTGGACTGGTTCCCGGAGGATCGGTTCGGCAAGGTTGTGCACGGGGCGCCGATCACGCACAGCCTGTCGTGGACGCACACGGACGGCTCGACGGTAGAGCTGGAGGTTCTGTTCCTGGCGCTGGACCGACCGGATCACGTCAAGAAGCTGCTCTCCATGGAGATCACGGGCGGCTGGATGAACGAGGCCCGAGAGCAGCCAAAGGCGATCCTCGATGCCCTGACGGGACGGGTCGGTCGCTACCCGCGAGGCGAGGATGGCGGCTGCACTTGGTACGGCGTCATCATGGACACCAACCCGCCGGACGACGACCACTGGTGGTACTCGCTGGCCGAGGTGGATCGGCCGGACGACTTCGAGTTCTTCAATCAACCGGCCGGAGACGGCCCAGGGGCGGAGAACCTGGACTGGCTGGTGCAGACGCCGGAGACGCTTGAGCTTCCCATCGGACACCCTGACCGGCTGGCGCAGGGTCGCAGCTACTACGACCGGATCAAGGCCGGCAAGACAGTCGAGTGGATCAAGGTCTACGTCAAGGGCCAGTACGGATCGGTGTTCGACGGCAAGCCGGTGTACCCGGAGTTCAACGACACGCTCCACGTCCGCGAGATCCAGCCGCTGCCAGGCGTCAAGCTGACCATCGGCCTTGACTTCGGACTGACCCCGGCGGCCGTGATCGTGCAACAGGACGCCCGAGGCCGCCTGCTGATCCTGGACGAACTGTGCGGCGAGGACATGGCGATCCGCCAGTTCATCACCGACGTGCTCAAGCCGCAACTGGAGGCGGTCTACCCCGGCTGGCTGACCAGCGACACCCCGAACATGCTGGAGATCGTCGGCGACCCGGCGGGCCAGCAGCGCGGGCAGACCGACGAGAGATCGTGCTTCGACGAGGTGCGAGCCGCCAAGCTGCCCATCCGGGCCGCCAAGAGCAATGCGTGGCTGGCCAGGCGCGGCGCGGTGGCTTGGTTCCTGAGCCGGCTGCATCTCGGACAGCCGACCCTGCTGATGGACCCGTGCTGCACCGTGCTGCGCAAGGGCTTCAACGGCGCCTACAAGTACAGGCGGCTCAAGGTGGCCGGCGCAGAGCGCTACACCGAGGAAGCCGAGAAGAACGCCTACAGCCACCCGCACGACGCGCTGCAGTACGCGGCTCTGGAGTACGGCGGAGTGCAGGCGATCACGATGCCCACAAGGCGGCGAGTTGGCATGAGCCCGCCGCAACCATCACCCGGCACCGGCCCAATGGGCTAGGAGTTCCACATGAAACCATTTCGACCGGCGGGCGCTACCGTCACCCTGAGCGCGTCCACCACCAGCGCAGACGGCGCGATCGTCGAGGCCGGGCAGCACGCCCTGGTCGTCAACGTCGGCAGCGTGGCCGCCTTCGTGGCCTTCGGCCGGGCGGGCAGCCTGACCGCGACCGTGGCCGGCGGTGTGCCGATCGCTCCCAACGGCAGCGCGGTGATCTTCAAGGGCGCCTGCACCCGCGTGGCCGTCATCACGGCCACCGGCACGGCATCGGTGTACGTGACCCCTGGCGAGTGCTGAGATGCCAGGGAAAGACAGGGCGGCGGATGCTGGCATGAGCGCGGCCGAAGAAGTGGAGATCCATCCACCCGCCACCCTGTTCAGCCGCAGCAACATGGTCCACGACCAGGAGGCCGACAACGCCGAGATGCGCCGTGAAAACGAGTTCATGGCGCACGAGATCGGCGAGATGCACAAGGAGCTGGCCGAGTTGCGCAAGGCTCTGCCGACGCCGGAGGAGGTCGCCTTCTTGAGAGAGAAGAAGCGCGCCGACGAGAACGCGGCCTGGATGTGGCGCATGGTCAAGACGCATGCGCCCTGGGTCACCGTCGTGGCCAGCATGATCGGCAGCGGGGTCTATTGGGCCCTCACGCACACCATCACGATCGGGAGCAAGCCGTGATCTTCAGCGCCATCCTAAGCTTCCTTGGCGGCAGCGCCTTCCGCATGATCTGGGGCGAGGTGTCGTCCTTCATCAACAAGCGGCAGGACCAGGCCCACGAGGTCGAACTGCTGGAGGTGCAGGCCAAACTGGACGCGGCGCAGCACGAGCGCAACCTGGCCGCGATCCGGCAGCAGGCCGAGCTGGGCATCAAGACCATCGGCGTGCAGGCCGAAGCCGACACGATGGTGGAGGAGGCGCGGGCCTTCCGCGAGGCGGTGGCCAACGCCATGCGACCGAGCGGAATCAAGTGGGTGGACGCATGGAACGCAGCGGTGCGCCCGGCCTACGCCACGGTCTGCCTGGCCCTGTGGATGCTGATCCTGTACCGGGCTGACTTTCGCCCGACCGAGTGGGATCTGTCGATGATGGCCATGGTCGCCGGCTTCTTCTTCGCCGACCGCAGCCTGAGCAAGCGCGGCAAGTGATCCCCGAAGTGCTGATGGCCGCCGACCTGTGCCGGCGGTTTGAGGGTTTCCGTTCGCAGCCCTACCTGTGCCAGGCCGGCGTGCCGACGATCGGCTACGGCTCGACGCACTATGCCGATGGCCGCCGCGTCACGCTGCTGGACAAGCCCATCAGCCGCGAGGCCGCCGACCGGCTGCTGATGCTGGAACTGGAGCGCACCTACCTCAAGGCGGTGCACGCCTTCTGCCCCGGGGCGGACACGCCGGAGCGCGTGGCGGCACTGCTGGACTGGACCTACAACCTGGGCGCCGGGAACCTGCGGGCCAGCACCCTGCGCCGCAAGGTCAACGCAGGCGAGTGGGATCAAGTCCCTGCGCAACTGCGCCGCTGGAACAAGGGCGGCGGCCGAGTCCTTCCCGGACTGGTGGCCCGACGCGAAGCCGAGATTGGACTACTGCCATGAACGACAAACTGCTTCATCTCGCGGCCGGGATCGTGGTCGGAGCGCTGGCGATGGTCCTGTTCGGACACGGCGCCGCGGTCATCGCCGCCATCCTGGCCGGCGCCGCGAAGGAGGTCTACGACCACGCCACCGATGGCGATCCCTCTCTGGGTGACTTCGTGGCGACCGGCATGGGCGGCATGATGATCGAAGCCCTGGCCGCTGCGGGGGCTGTGCAGTGACCGACGACCTGCAAGACCTGCCGCCGGAAGTCGCGGCGGAGATCGAATCCGCCCGGCAGTTGGTCATGCAGCGGCTGGACGACTTCGCCCAGTACGTGGCCGGCAAGCGCGACGAGGCCGTGCAGGCGCGCGAGGCGTCAGGCATCGAGGACATCTGGCGCCAGGCCGAGGAAGCCTACCTCGGCATCGACGACCTGAACCGCAACGAGTGGACCGGCGCCAAGTGGGCGCAGTGGATCAAGAGCCCGAACCTGGACGGCCCGCTGCGGCGCAGCCGACCAGAGGACGAGATGCGCTCCACGCTGTACCCGCGCCTGACCGCGCGCTACGTGGACGCCGGCACGGCGAAGATGTGCGAGATCCTGATCCCGATCGACGGCAAGACCTTCAGCCTCAAGCCGACGCCGGTGCCGGAACTGTCCAAGGCGCTCGAAGACACGACGCAGGTGGTGGTGGATGGCGTGCCGAAGACCCGGCCGCCTGGCCCCGACGAGATGCCGCCTGCAGCCCAGGCCGCGGTGCCGCCTGGGCCGCAGCAGCCGCCGGGCCAACCCGGAGCGCAAGCGCAGCCGCCCGCCGAGGTGCCGCTCACGGTCAAGGACCTGGCCAAGAACAAGCTCCGCATGGCCGAGGAGGCAGCGGAGGAAGCCAGCGACATCGTGCACGACTGGCTGGTCGAGTGCCGGCACACCCGGACGCTGCGCAAAGCCATCTTCGACGGCGCGCGACTGGGGACCATGGTCGTCAAGGGTCCGATCCCGACCCGCAAGAAGGCCGTGAAGGTGGCCACCGAGGGCGGCATCCGGGTGGACATGGAGACCAAGGTGGTCCCGACGACCTCCTGGGTGAGCCCGTGGAACTGCTACCCGGACCCGGCCTGTGGCGAGGACGTGCAGCAGGGCAGCTACTTCGTCGAGTGCGACGACATCAGCGAGCGCGGCCTGAAAGACCTGCGCGACCAGAAGGGCTACATCCCCTGGGCCATCGACCGCGTGATAGCGGAAGGCCCGGACAAGGCCAACACCCGGCAGGACGGCAAGCCGCAGGCCAAGGGCGTCTACAAGGTCTGGACCTTCTGGGGCTGCATCGACCCGCGGCAGCTCAAGCTGACCAACCCCGAGTTGTACGAGGCGCACCGCAGCGAGTTGGGCCGGGAGGTCTACGCCATCGTCACGCTGGTGAACGACACCCCGATCAAGGTGGCGCTGAACCCGCTGAAGTCCGGCAAGTTCCCGCACAAGGTCGCGGTCTGGCGCCGCCGGCACGGCTTCTGGGCTGGCCAGGGCGTGGCCGAGCAGATGCGCGCCCCGCAGGCCATGATGACCGGGGCCGTGCGCGCCATGGTCAACAACGCCGGCAAGTCGGCGGGCGCTCAGATCGTGGTCAACACCGAGGTGCTGGTGCCGAGCGATCAGCACCGCACCATCTACGGCGACAAGCAGTGGGAGCCGATGCCCGGCGCGTCCATCGAGGACGTGTCCAAGGCATTCCAGGTCTTCACCATCCCGAACTGCACCCCGCAGTTGCTGTCCATCATCGAGTTCGCCTTCCGGCTGGCCGAGGAGAGCACGAGCATCCCGCTCATCACCCAGGGCCAGAGCGGAGACACGACCCCGGACACCTTCGGGGCGACGCAGATCCAGAACAACAACGCCAACCAACTCTTGCGCGACGTGGGGTTCGGCGTGGCCGAAGACCTGACCGAGCCGCTGGTGCAGGACTTCTACGAGTGGGCGCTGCTGGACCCGAACGTGCCGGACTCGGCCAAGGGCGACATGCAGGCCGACGTGTCCGGGTCGATCGCGCTGGTGGAGAAGGCTATTCAGGACCAGACCATCATGGGCCTGGGCTCGCTGGTCGGCAACCCGGCCTTCGGCATCGACCCGCGCCGCTGGGTGGTGGAGTTCCTGCGCTCCAAGCGCCTGACGCCCAGCCTGTTCCAGTACAGCGAAGCCGAACAGGAGCAGATCGACAAGCAGCCGCCGCCGGAGAACCCGACGATCGCCGCCGCCAAGATCCGCGCCGAGGCCACGGTGGCAGCCGCGCAGAGCCGCGACGCCCTGGCCGCCGAGAAGGTCAAGGCCGACATCGACCGCGACACCGCCCACGTCATCGCGCAGACCGAGCGGACCAAGGTGGAGCGCGAGGCGCAGATCGCCGAGTTGCAGATCCGCCGCGAGATTGCCCTGCTGGGCTACGCCAACCAGCAGCAGATCAGTCTGGACAAGGTGAAGGCCGACCTGGCGAAAGCCACGATGGAGATGAGCCTGCAGCGCGAACTGGCCGGCAAGGACGGCAAGGGACCGCAGGTGGCCGACCCGGTGGTGGAGCCCGAAGGCCGGGCGCCCGAGGGTGAGGCGTACCAGGCGTGAGCCGAGAGCGTTTCAGCCTCAACGACCTGGAGGCCCGCACGCCGCTGTGGATGCGCCTGCGCGGCCACATGGAGCAGCGCCTTGCCGAACTGCGGGCGCAGAACGACACCCCGCTTGACGACCGGAAGACCGCCGAACTGCGCGGCCGGATCGCCATGCTCAAGGAACTGCTGGCGGCCGACAAGCCGCTCAACACCGAGGACTGAGAACCCTCCCCATCAACCAGAAGCCCGCCGCTGTGCGGGCTTCGTCGTTTGTGCCGCCCGCCACTCAGGCGCACGGCAAAGGTCCGGCTACGTGTGTCACGCCGCCGGTTGTTCCTGGGCGCCAGAGCGCGCCTGAGTTCGGAGAAAACTGCAGATGAGCACCAACAGCGCCTTCGAGGACGGCTTCGACGAAACGCCCACGGACACCGATCCGCCGGCCGACACGACGACCACCGAGGAAGGCACGGACACGACTCACCAAGCCACGACCGAGACCGCCGAGCAGGAGCAGCAGCCGGAGCCGAAGTTCGTCCAAGTCACCGAGGACGACTTCAACCGCTTCCGCGCCGCCGCCGAAAAGCTCGCCGAGCTGGAGGGCACCTTCACCAAGCGATTCGACACTGCCTTCGGCAAGATGGGCGGCCTCGAACGCAAGTTGCAGGAGCTTCACGCAGCCGGCGCGATCACGGACGAGGACATCGCCCCCTTCCAGGACGATCTGCCAGAGATCGCCAACGTGTTGAGGAAACTCCGTGCGCCGGCCCAGGCCAGCGACGAAGACCTCAGTGCGCGCTTCAAGCCGGTGCTGGAGTCGGCGGTCAACCCGCTGATCCAGGAACTGCGCGAGACGCAGAAGGCCGCCGTGCTCCTGGTCCACCCGGACATGGAGACGTTCAAGGAGTCGGAAGACTTCGGCCGCTGGGTGGCGACGAAGGACGAGAAGTACCGCGAGCAGTTGGGCTCGACGTGGAGCCCGGCGTTCATCGCCGGAGCGCTGACCGAGGCGAAGAAGTGGGCCGAGGCGAACAAGCCCAAGCCCCAAGCCCGGCAGGGCGCCGAACGCAGCAGCGTGATCGAGGCGGCCATTCAGCCGCGCGGCACCGGGGCATCCCGCCCCACGAGGGCCGCACAAGACGCATTCCTGGCTGGCTTTGAAGAAGGCTAGCCGACCCCAATCCCCAATCTGAAGGAGCCACATCATGGCCGTCCACGGGTACGACACCCAAACCGCACGCATCGACAAGTTCAAGGGCCGCCTCCTGAAGCGCGCCCAGGCTGTCGAAGTCACCTCCCGCTTCGGCCGCCAAGTGCAGATGCCGAAGAACAACAGCGACACCTACATCGCGCGCCGCTGGCTGCCGCACGGCGCCACCACGGCGTCGGCGACCACGAGCAACACGTTCTTCAACGGCGTGACCGGCGACCGCGCCGCCGCCTACCGCGACCTGCACCTGGCCAGCGAAGGCGTCACCGCGACGCCCGAGAGCATCGTGCCGCAGGACTTCACCGTGGTGATCCAGCAGTACACCTGCCTGTACGGCTACACCGACAAGACCTTCCACCTGTACGAAGACGACGTGCCGGCGGAGATGGTCAAGCTGGTGGGCGAGCGCATGACCCTCGTCAACGAGATGGTCAACTACGGCGTCCTGAAGGCCACGACCAACCAGTACTACGGCGGCACCGGCACTTCGGTGGCGACCGTGGACGGCGCGATCACGCTGGGCCTGCTGCGCAAGATCGTGATGGGCCTGCAGGCCAACCACGCCGGCATGGTCACGAGCGTCCTGAAGGCGAGCCCGAACTACGCGACCGAGGCCGTGGCCGGCGGCTACGTGGCGCTGGTGAGCACCGACCTGGAGCCCGACGTGCGTGACCTGCCCGGCTTCGTGCCGGCGGAGAAGTACGCCAGCGGCACGCCGATGGTCAACGAGCTGGGCAAGGTGGAGCGCATGCGCTTCATCAGCACCCCGGACTTCCCCTCGCGGCTGGACGCGGGCGCTGCGGTCGGCTCGACCGGGCTGTACTCGACCACGGGCTCGAACGTGGACGTGTACCAGTTCATCGTCATGGGCGAGGACGCCTGGAGCCAGATCGCCGTGCGCGGCCTGGACTCGATGGACCCGACGCACCTGAAGCCCGGCCAGAAGGACAAGAGCGACCCCAACGGGCAACGCGGCTACGTGGGCGCTGCCTGGTGGAAGGCCGCGCTGGTCGAGAACAACGGCTGGCTGGCCTGCTGCAACGTCGGCCGTCGCGCTCTGTGATGACATGACGGGGGCTTCGGCCCCTGTCTCCAACCTGGAGCACCAACATGGCTGAAAGCATCAAGCAACGGCTGGGCGCCCACCGCCCGCGGATCGAGGAGACGGAACTGCGCAAGGTCCTGGACGCCGCCCTGGCGGACCTGACCGCACTGCGCGCGGCCGTCGTCGCCATCACGGCGAAGCTCGACGCGGACGCGGGCGTCACCGACACCAACTACGCGGCCACCTGCAACCCGGCCGCCCTCACCCTGACTTCCTGAAGGAGAACCCATCATGGCACTGAACACCGCGGGCCAGACCCGCACCGGCAACGCCCCCGGGGCCGACGCCAACGGCTTCAAGGTCGGCCGCATCGTCCTGGACGCGACCGCGATCACCGCAGGCGACTACCTGCTGGTGGAGTGCGGCTTCACGCCCAAGTACGTCGAGTTCGTGAACGTCACGGATCGCATCGGCGTCGAGTGGTACGAGGGCATGGCCGCCGACACCTGCATCAAGACGGTCGCCGCCGGCACGCGCACGCTGGAGACGACCAACAAGGGCATCACCATCTGCGACTCGTCCGGCGTGGCCAACCCCGAAGGCCGCTGCTTCATGGTCTCGCAGAACGCCTCCCTGCTGGTCATCGCGGCCAGCAAGACGCTGACCTACCGAGCCCAAGGCTGATTCCGGGTCTTCGCAGACCGCCATGAGGGGGGCTTCGGCCCCCCTCTCTTTTTCCACCAAGGAGAGAACACATGCCGCGTGGCGTCCCCAACAACCGCCCCATCAGTACCGAGAGCCTGCCCGTGCGCGGCTACGACGTGCTGGACATGACCGAGCCGACGATGCAGCCATCCGGTGCCGGCGTCATCGAGACCGTGGAGGAGGGCGCGCTGGCCATGAGCCAGGCCGACCGGCAAGCCTTCAACGAGGAGCCGATCGAGATCCGCCTGGAGCCGCGCAGCGAGCGCAACGCGCCGACGACCGTGGACGTGGCCGTCAACGGCGAGCGCAAGTGGATCCCCGTGGGCATCCCGGTGCGCATCCGCCGCAAGTTCGTCGAAGTGCTGGCCCGCGCGCAGCCCTACAGCGTCGAGACCAAGGTCGGCACGGCGATGGAGGAGCGCCCGCGCAACGAGGTGGTGCGCACGCCGTACCGCCTGCACCCGTTCACCGTGCTGCGCGACGAGAACCCCAAGGGCCAGGCGTGGCTCAACAAGGTGATGTTCGAGGGCTGACGCCGTGACGTTCCTCGAACTGGTCCAGAGGCTGCACAGCGAGAGCTTGCGGTCCACGGCGGCGCCCACGAGCGTGAGCGGCGCCACCGACCGCAACGCACGGCTGTTCAACCGCATCGCCGACGCATGGCGCAACCTGCAGAACGAGCGCCTGTGGCGCTGGATGCGGGTGACGACCGACGTGGCGCTGGTGGCTGGCCAGCAGACCTACAGCGACTCCGACCTGAGCCTGACGCGCTTCGGAAGCTGGAGGACCGAGGACGACACCTACTGCCCGGTGATCTACCGCAGCGGTCAGGTCAACTCCATGTGGCCGCTGGCCTATGACCACCTGGACGAGTTCCGGCGCCACTGGATCTACCTCACGATGGGACAGAGCCAGCCCATCGTCTGGACCATCGACGAGCAGGACCGCTTCCTGGTCGGCCCGGCGCCGGATCAGGCGTACATGCTCCGCGCGGAGTATTGGATGGAGCCGACCGAGCTGACGGCGGACACCGACGAGCCGGACATGCCCGCCAAGTTCCACATGGTCCTGGTGTGGCGTGCGCTCATCGACGAGGCCAAGGCCGACGCCAAGCCCGAACTGCTGGCGCTGGCCGAGGAAAACTACGCGCTGGTGCACGGCCAACTGCTGCGCGATCAAGGCCGGACCCGGTACGTGTCGTGAGGACTCGCACCTTCGAGCGCGGCAAGATGCCCACCGTCGATGTGCGGCCGGATTCGGTCGTCATCGGCGGCGGCATGAACCTGTCGGTCCCGCCGCTGTTCGCCAAGCCCGGTACGGCGCGGCTGGCCTACAACTACGAGTACGCCGTGGACGGCGGCGTGGAGCGGGTTCGCGGGCTGGATGCCTTCGACGGCAGGACGGCGCCGAGTTCGGCCGCCTACGTCATGCTCCAGTGCAGCGCGACCATCAGCGGGATCTCGATCGGCGACACCGTGGAGGGTGCGACCTCCGGCGCCACAGGCAAGGCGATCTACATCAGCGACGACAAGATCGCCATGACCCGCGTGACCGGCACCTTCGTGGTCGAAGACCTTGAGGTGTCTGCCGTCGTCAAGGCCACGGTCAGCAACACCGCGCCGAGCGTGGACGGATTCGTCGAAAACACGATCTACAAACTGGCCGCCGACGACTACCAGGCCGACATCACCAAGGTGCCGGGCTCCGGCCGCGTGCGCGGTCTGGCGGTGCTGAACGACGAGGTGTTTGCGTGGCGCGACAACGTGGGCGCGACCGCGATGGTGCTGCACAAGGCCACGACCAGCGGCTGGACCGCAGTGGACTTGGGCGAGGAGGTGTCGTTCACCGGAGGCTCCACCGAGTACAGCGATGGCGAGACCCTGACGCAAGGCGGCGCCAGCGCCACCATTGCGCGCGTGGTGCTGGAGTCCGGCGCCTGGGGGGCTGGCACGGCGGCCGGCAG